GAGTTGGAGGCGGAAGAGTTGGTCTACTCCGCAGCGAATGCGTTTGCAGACTCAGAACAACAATACAACAAGGGAGATACGCATTGAGCAAGCCATACGACAAGATACTTGCCATCGATTTCGAGACTCGGTGGAGCAGCAAGGACTACACGCTCTCGAAGATGACCACTGAGGAGTACATACGAGATGAGAGATTCACCGCATTCGGATGCTGCTTTCATGAATATGGGAGTGACAGCCCAATTGAATGGGTTCGAGGAGAGTACCTACCTGCGTTCTTGGCAGACATCGACTGGGGACGAACCGCTGTACTTGCACATAACGCCCAGTTTGATATATCGATCCTTGAGTGGCGATACGGAGTCCGCCCCGCGTTCATCTTCGACACACTATCGATGGCACGCGCTCTACGGGGCGTGGAGGTTGGCAATTCCCTTGCCCGACTTGCAACGGATTTTGGTCTACCCCCCAAAGGGCACGCCGTACACAGTACAGATGGTCTTATCGAACTCAGCCCTAACGTGGCGCATGAACTTGGGGAGTACTGCAAGCACGACGTATTTCTCTGCGAGGAAGTATTCTCCCGACTCGTGGAAGGGTATCCATCCAAGGAACTTCGACTGATCGACATGACGCTGAAGATGTACACGCGCCCCATGCTGGTACTGGATGAGGAGATGTTGATGGATGCGTTGGTAGAGGAGAAAGAGAAACGTGAAGAACTCCTTCAGAAATGTGGCGTGGATGAGGCTGCGCTTGCTTCAAACCCTCAATTCGCGGCCCTCCTCGAAAGGCTCGGAGTATCGCCGCCTCAAAAAGTCAGCAAGACAACGGGCAAACAAACACTCGCGCTCGCTAAAAATGATGCAATGTTTCAGGCGCTGCTCAACTCCGACAACGAGGATGTTGCCCTGCTATGCGAGACTCGCCTTAAAGTTAAATCCACTACTGAGAGAACACGAGCGCAAAGGTTTCTGGACATTGCATCGCGTGGCACGCTTCCTGTTCCGCTGAACTACTACGGCGCTCTGTCTGGGCGGTGGACTGCCAGCAAGGGCAGCGCCATCAATATGCAGAACTTGAAGCGTGGGTCGTTCCTACGCAAGGCCATCATGGCCCCCGAGGGGCATCAGTTGGTGGTGGGTGACTTGGGGCAGATCGAGCCGCGTGTGCTGGCGTGGCTGGCTGACTACGATGAACTGCTGGACATCTTCCGCTCAGGCGGCGATCCATACGCTCAGTTCGGCGCTCAGATGTTCAACACCCCGGGCCTGACCAAGGACTCTCACCCAGATCTGCGGCAGTCGGCCAAGTCCGCGCTGCTTGGCTGCGGCTACGGCATGGGGTGGGCGTCGTTCGCTGCTCAGTTGTTGACTGGCTTCCTCGGAGCCAAGCCTGTGATGTACGACAAGGAGTTTGCCAAGCGAGCGGGGGTTTCCTACGCGAGAGCGAACAAGTTCATCGGGTCCGCCGAGAACATTAGGAAGATGGAGGAGATCCCCCATACCTGTTCGGAACAGGAACTGCTCATCCATTGTTTCGCAGCCAAGGCGATCATCGACAAGTATCGCAAGACCGCTTGGCCTGTCGTGACGTTTTGGAATCTATGCAACAACCTGATCGAGGACAGCCTGTACGGGGGCAAAGAGTACGTCCACAAGTGCGTGACCTTCCGCAAGGGTGAGATTGAACTGCCCAGCGGAATGAAGCTTCTCTACCCTGACTTGCAGCACAGCACGGATGAGCAGGGGCGATTGCAGTGGACGTATGGCCCTGACCGTGTTAAGCTGTACGCTGGAAAGATAGTGAACAACGTCACGCAGGGCGTAGCCCGATGCGTGATGACGGATGGGATGCTGCGCGTAGCCAGACGATATCCAGTTGTTGGAACGGTGCATGACGAACAAATCGTCTGTGTGCCAGATGCGGACGTTGACTTCGCCAAGACTTGGGTCTTGGAGCAGATGACTGTCGAGCCGAAATATATGCCGGGGATCCCTCTGGCCGCTGACGGTGGCGCTCACCGTAGGTATGGGTTAGCGAAGAACTAGGAGTTGAAATGGTAGAAGTGATTATTGACTATGCGTATCCGTGCATGATGGCGGAGACCGCGCTCAGGAAAGTGCATGACCATATGCTGCACGGGAACTTCGACGCTGCGCTTGAAGAAGCGCTGCTTGCAGCCGTCGAGGTAAAGATCATGACCAACTCAATCAAAGAGATGAAAGGAAAGCCAAATGCTGATACCCAAGAGCTTTAATCTAGGTGACCGCACGTACACCGTGCTGGTACTACCCACTATGGGCAAGCGTGGCGTCATGGGCGCTACGTACTTCAAGGCAGCACGCATCGAGATCGGTAAGCAAAGCAAGATCACTGGCGCTGCGTACAGGCGCGAGGAGATCGACGAGACCTTCTGGCACGAGTTGACCCATGCCATTCTCAACGACATGGGAAGCAGCCTTGAGCGCGACGAAGATTTCGTGAGTGCTTTCTCCAGCCGCCTTGCCCAAGCCGTGAGTACCGCCAAACTATGACCAAGAATGTTACGTGGTCGCATTCAGCCCTCAAGGACTACGAGGGCTGTGCTCGGAGGTATCACGAGGTGAAGGTGCTGAACAAGTATCCGTTCACCGATACCACGGCAACGATATACGGGAAGGAGATGCATAAGTCGATTGAGGACTTCATCAAGGACGGCACGCCGCTCTTGCCTCAGTTTGCTTTTATCCAGCCCGTGATCGACGCCACCATGTCCAAGTCCGGGAGGAAGTACGCCGAGTATGAGATGGCGCTCACCAAGGACTTGCGGCCATGTAACTTCAACGCCCCTGACCGTTGGGTGCGGGGCATCGCTGATCTGATCATCATCAACGACGAGAACCTGACCGCCCGTGTGGTGGACTGGAAGACAGGCAATAACAAGTATCCCGACAGGGATCAGTTGCGCTTGATGTCGCTGATGGTGTTCGCCCACTTCCCACACATACGGGAAGTGAAGTCAGCGTTGTTGTTCCTGCTCAAGGATGATATGGTCACCCACAGTATGGCGCGAGAAGAAGCCGAGGCTGAGTGGTGGAAGTACCGCGAACGCACGGCCAAGCTCGAAGCAAGTTACGCCAACGATGTATGGAACCCCACAAGGACACCGCTATGCGGGTGGTGTCCTGTGAAAGACTGCGCCTACAACACGAAGAGGTAATCATGGCAAGGGACTACAAAGCGGAATACGCAAACTACCAAGGCAAACCCGATCAGATAAAGAAGCGAGGTGAGCGCGTCAAAGCACGACGCCTGATGGAGAAAACGGGAGCAGCGACAAAAGGAGACGGCAAGGATGTAGACCACATCACCCCTCTGCGGTCTGGAGGAACGTCTGCCAAGTCGAATCTGCGTATGCGAAACAAGAGCGCCAATAGAGGCGACAACAAATAATCGAGAGAAGCAATGCACATCCTTGACAACAAGGCACTCGTATTCAAAACCAGAAATCCCGACAAGTACAACATCATTCCTAGAAGTAAAGCCGTCAAGCGTGACGACGGCGGGTATGACGTTGCCGTCTTCTGGGGTCTGGATGAGGTACGAGTCTTACGAAATCTGGGGGTCAAGAATGTCCCCTCCCCCATCACAAAGAAGTACGACTGGCCCGGGCGCTATATACCGATGGCCCACCAGATCGAGACAGCATCCTTCCTGACGATCCACCGTCGAGCGTTCGTGTTCAGCGAACCGGGAACAGGCAAGACGCTCTCAGCGTTATGGGCAGCGGACTACCTGATGAAACGCAAGGAGATCAGGCGCTGCTTGATCCTTTGCCCCCTGTCGATCATGCAGTCGGCGTGGGTACAGGACTTGAGCAACAGCGTGTTGCACCGCAGCATAGTCATCGCCCACCACCCCAAGGCAGCGCGGCGCATCGAGATGCTCCAAGAGGACTTCGAGTTCGTGGTCGTCAACTACGAAGGGCTCGACCTGATCGCAGACGAGATCAAGAACGACGGACGCTTCGATCTCGTTATCGTGGATGAAGCAAACGCCTACAAAACGGTGACTACCCGCCGCCACAAAGCACTGTCGTCCATCATCAAGCCTGATACGTATCTGTGGATGATGACTGGCACGCCAGCATCACAGTCGCCTGTCGATGCGTTCGGTCTGGCTAAGTTGGTGAACCCATCAGGCATTCCCAAGTTCCTGACAGCGTGGCGTGATCTGACCATGAACAAGATCACCGCGTTCAAGTGGGCTCCGAAAGCCAACGCTCCTGACCTAGTGTTCGATGCGTTGCAGCCAGCGATCAGGTTCACCAAAGAGCAGTGCCTCGATCTGCCGCCAGTTACCACAGTCTCACGAGACGTTCCTCTCACGCCCCAGCAAGCCAAGTACTACAACCTGCTCAAGGATCAGATGATGATTCAGGCGGCGGGAGAAGTAATCAGCGCGGTCAACGCCGCTGCTGGCGTGAGCAAACTGCTCCAGATCTCCTGCGGTGCAGCGTACACCGACGACAAGGGTGTGGTTGAGTTCGACGCCACGCCGAGGCTGGCGGTGCTGGAGGAGATCCTCAACGAGACAAGCCGCAAGGTTCTGATCTTCGCCATGTTCAGCAGCAGCATCGCCGCCGTCCACGCTCACCTACTCAAGCGGGGGATTGCCGCTGAGGTGATCCAAGGCAGCGTCAGCCCCAGCAAACGCAGCGACATCATCCGCCGCTTTCAGCACGAGAAAGAACCACGGGTGTTAGTCATGCAGCCGCAAGCATCGGCCCACGGCATCACGCTCACCGCTGCTGACACAGTGGTTTTCTACGGCCCCCTGATGAGCGTCGAGCAGTACGTACAGTGCATCGCCCGCTCAGACCGCAAGGGTCAGACCTCTGACAAGGTCACCGTCATACACATCCAAGGCTCGCCCATCGAGAAGAAGATGTTCAAAGCGCTCGCCCAAAAGGTGAACGATCACTCGCTGCTCACGCAGATGTTCGACGAAGCAATAAAAGATTGAAGGAGGGGTTGCACACACTTTCGTTCCATGTAGAATGTCAAACGCTAGACAAAACCATAAGGAGAAGCAATGACTGATGAACTCGTGCCAATGGACAAGTTGGCAAAGATCTACCGCAAGATCAGGACTGAGATCGAGACGCTCACCAAGGCGTATGACACTCAGGTCGAAGTCCTGAAGGAGCAGCAGGACGCGCTCAAGCACGCCATGAAAGATCAGATGCAAGCGCTGGGTGTGACTTCGGTCAATACCCCGCAAGGCACTGTCGTCATGTCGGTCAAGACGCGATTCACCACGAACGACTGGGACTCGTTCAAGAAGTTCGTGGCTGAACAAGACGCTCTCGACCTGTTCGAGCGGCGCATCAACCAGACCAATATGAAGGTCTTCCTCGAAGAAAACCCCGGGGTCGTACCGCCCGGGCTGAACTCCAATTCGGAGTACGACATCTCTGTACGCAAGCCAACCATCAAGTAAGGACTAGACCATCATGAGTAACGTAGCACTTTTCAACCCCTCAAGCATCCCGGCATTTGCACGGGCAGCAGGGCTTTCGGATGTTGCCAAGGCGCTGGCTGGTAACAGCGGCAGCGGTGGCGGTAAGCGCATCTCCATCAAGGGCGGCGTGTTCCGCCTGATGGCTGACGGCAAGGAAATCGCCGCCATCGACGAGCGCTTTCTCGATGTGGTCATCGTCAAGGCAGCGGCCAAGGTCGCTCGCATCTTTTACATGAACAAGTATGACCCGGAGGCCGCAGCCGCTGCGCCTAACTGCTGGAGCACGGACGGCGACAAGCCTGACGCGGGCGTCAAGGAGCCACAGTCGAAGACTTGCGCTTCCTGCCCACAGAACGTGGCGGGTTCCGGTAATGGTCAGAGCCGCGCTTGCCGCTACCAGCAGCGCTTGGCGGTGGTCTTGGCGAACGACATCGAGGGCAGTGATGTCATGCAGTTGCCGCTGCCAGCAACGTCGATCTTCGGGAAGTCCGAGGGTGACAACCATCCGCTCCAAGCGTATGCTCGTTGGCTCGTGGCGCAGAGCGTCGATCCTAGTACCGTCGTGACGCGCATGAAGTTCGATACCAAGGCAGAAGCGCCCAAGCTTCACTTCAAGGCGATGCGTTGGTTGACCGACGACGAGTACGTCATCGCTGCCGAGAAGGGTAAGTCGGCGGAAGCCATCAGCGCTGTTGCGCTGAACGTCTCGGCAGTGGACGGCGTGAAGCCTGCCCCACTCAATCTGGGTGGAACCAAACCCAAGGCTGCGCCAGTAGTCGAGGAAGAGGAAGAGGAAGAAGCCCCAGCCCCTGCGCCCAAGAAGGCAGCGGCCAAGCCCAAGGCTGAAGAGCCTGCCGAGGAGCCAGCCGAGCCTGCGGTTCGCAAGGCAGAAGCCAAGCCATCCGCCGTCCCCGCCAAGAAGAGTTTGGCCGACGTAGTGTCCGATTGGGACGACGAGTAACTAGAAAGGTTTGGGGCCAGCGAACTTCGCTGGCCCCGCCCACATATGCCTTACTCACAAAAAACCATTAACGCGATTGGCAACTGCCCCAAGACGCTGGGTAACCAGCTAGGGCGGTGGGCCATCAATCGCGACTTCTCCGTCGTTCGCATAGCCAAGGCGCTGGGCGTGACCCGCCAGACTGTTTACAACTGGTTCTTGGGCGGGGAGATTTTCCCTGCCTACACGCAACGCGCCGAGATGCTGCTGAACATCCTCAAGAACACACCGACTGCCGACGAGGCATGGAGACTGATATGCAAAGAATACAACTTGACCCCGTGATGCTTGAAGAAGCGCGTGCGCGGATGAGGGCTAAATTTAAGATGATGAAGCTGGAAGTTTCCCCTGAGCAGCTAGGGGAGCTTTCGGAATGGTACGAAGACTTCTTGTGCGAGATCACACAGGGGAGACAGCAGGATCGGGCAGAAGATCCACGCCAGATGCGCCTATTCGTTC